GAGGTCGGGCGGCTCGAGGTAGGTCCGGGACAGCGCTGCCGAAAAGGCATCCGCCGCAGCTGCCCCGGCCGCTGTCGCCGCACCCTCGAACGGGTTGCCGATCCGCGCCAGTTCCACCGAGTCCAGCGTGCCGATCCGGACCCCGCCTTCGCCGACCGCCCAATCCGGCAACAGGTCCAGCGCGGCGTTCAATCCGTTGATGAAATTGTTGATGCGGGTGACGACGCCGTTCAGCATCGCTTCGACACCCGAGATCAGCCCGTTCGCGGCCTGGAAGGCGAAGTCGCCAATGGCGCCGGGCAGACTGCCCCAGATTGCGACGGCCGCATCATAAGCGCCTTGGAAGATCGCAGCCGTCCGGTCGCCGAAACTGACCACTCCCGCGATGGTGCCTTCGAGGGCCCACAGCCCGGCCGCTTTCAGCCCCTCCCATCCTGCGGCCATGTTGGCAAAAGCGGCGTCGAGCGCGAGGCCGATGCGCGACCAGACCTCCTTGGCAAGATCGCCTAGCAGGCGGAACGCCTCGCCCACGCCACCGACCCGGGTGACGAGTTGCGAAAACTGATAGACCAGTTCACCGGCACCGACGATCAGGGCACCGATCCCGGTGCGGATCAGCGCCCCGCGCAGGAATACGAGTGCGGTAGCGAGGCCACGCACCGACAACGTGGCAACGACCAAGCCAGCCACCCAACGGCCGGCCATGAAGGAAGCAAAGGTAGCTGCATAGGTGGCGAGGCGGCCGAGATTGTCGAAGACGACGGTGATTGCGCCGCCGATGGGTCCGGTGCCGCGCGCCATATCGGCCAGTGCGTTGGCCACCGTCTCCAGCGCCGGGGCGACGGCGGCGGTCAGGCGGTTGGTCAGGCCAAGCCAGATCAGGCTCAGCTTGGCGATAGCATCGCCGGTGCGTTCGATCTGCGCGGCATCTGCCGCGCTGACCGCCACCCCGAAATCCTGCACGTCCTGTGCCGCCTCTCGCAAGGTCGCGGAGTCGATCCGCAAGAAAGCCAGTGCTGCGCGATCGCCGAACAGGTCAGACGCCACGGCGGCGCGTTCGGCCTCCGGCACGAACTGGTTCAGGGCCTCCTGGATGGCGACGATGCGCTGATCGAGCGGCAGCGCCTGCAATTCCGCCGCTGTCAGGTTCAACCGCTGCAAAGCCCCAACAGCCGATCCGGACCCAGCCGCCGCTTCCGACAACCGCGTGGTCAGCTTCTTGGTGGCCTGTTCGATCTCGCCCATCGAGACACCGGCCAGTTCCCCAGCCGATGTCAGCACTTGCAAGCTTTCCACGGTGGTGCGGAGCGAAGCGGCCATGTCAGCCTGCGCACCGATCACGTCGAGGCCGGACCGCACCATTGCCACGCCAGCAGCGGCAGCAGCTGCGGTAACCGCCGCCAGCGCAATCCCGGCTTTGCGGGCGAAGCTGCCGAGCCGGGCATTGGCCAGTTCCATCTCGGAGGACAGGCGGCCGAAACCCCGCGTGCCCGCCTCACCGATGCCTTCCAGTTCGGCCCGGACCTGACGGCCGCCTTCCGCGACCAGCCGGACACTGACCCGTTTCTCAGCCATGTCCCTCTCCGATCTGTTCGTTCAGCTTCCGCACCATGACCGCCTCGATCTCGGGCAGCAGTTCGGCGGCGATGAAGGTGTCGATGCCAAGCGCCCGGGCCATCGCGAGGGCCGCGCCCATATCCCAGCCGAGCACCGCGCCGGGGATCACCCGCAGCTGGCCACCGAGGCGGCCAACCAGATCCCAGACCTGCCAGCCGTCTTGCGTTTGTGGGCGGTTCAGTCTTGCGGGACAGTCGGGGCAGATGCCCCCGCGGCCCTCGCAGGGTGTGCAGGCCGCGCAGTAGCGGTCGCCCCCGCCGAAGGACCATTCGGCAAGGGCGCGGAGACGTTTTTTTCCGCGTCCAGAATGAGACCTTTGGCAACGTACTGGGTCTGAAACGCCTCGAAGACCGGCCAGATTTCCAGAAGGGCATCGACGCCTTCGGGCGAGACCGGCACAGCATCGCCCGCGTCATCGCCTACCCCTTCCCAATCCAGCACCGCGCGGCGGGCCACGGCCTTGGCCATGGTGAGCGCCAGTTCCTCCTGCGTGGCGGTGTCCGGCAACGCTTCGATGGCTGGGTCGGCGCGGGCCGAGACCATCAGCGCGGTGGTCAGAGGCGCAACGTGCAGCCGAAGGCCGGGCGCGAGGGTCAGCCACGTGGGCGCGGCAGTCAGGTTCAGTCTGATCATGATCAATAGCTCACAACGGTGTTGACGAGGACGGCGGTGCACATGCGCGAGGGGCTGACGGCCTTGGCCGCCTGCCAGTCGAAGGTGGCCTGGATGCCCTGCGGGCCCGGGATCTCGATCCGCGGGCGTGGCAGGTAAACGGCATGTGCGGTGAAGGTGAAGCTGGCGTTGGCCCCGAGGCTCCAGGCGAATACCAGCTCGCACGGCGTGCCGTCGATGGCCTGCGTGATCAACGTGCTGTCGGCGAAACGCACCTCCACCCGGCCGGTCAGCGCGGCCATGCCGGGGTCGGCACCCTCGATGCGGCCGTCCGAGCGGATGGTCTCGATCCGATCGAGGCCATTGGAATAGGTCACCTCAGCCGAGATGACATTGCCGAGTGGCGAGCCATTGCGGGTGATCGCCCCGTTGAAATGCCCGAACCGCTGCAGCGCCAGCGAGGTGGGCGTACCAGCGGCCGTGGTGGCAGCGACGCTTTCGCCCTGCGCCACCAGTCGAGCGGTGGCGGTCAGTAGGCCCGACCGCGCCATTTGCCACGACAGCTGGTCGCAGACGCAGCCGGTGTACATCGCATAGCGGGGCACCTCGGGCATTGCCGTCTCGATGGCCATCGACGGCAGTGTCCAGTTGCCCGACTGGAAGGTGTGGGTCTTGGGGGTCGTGCCGGAGGTGACCGGCGCGCCGAAGGCCGCCTTCAGCCACAGCCCGAGGTTCTCTACGTCGATCGGCACCACGACATCGCCATCGGCGGTGACCGCGTCTTTGATCGGGGCCAGCGGATCGCGCCCCTGGCCCAGCAGTTCCGAGGCGATCAACGGCTGTTCGGAGCCGAGCGTGGTGCTGGCGAAAGGCACCGTCCGATAGCCCGTGGCGGGCGCGGTGCCATAGACGGATTCGAACGCAAGCGCCATCTGCGCCCGCGCCCCATGGGCTCGTGCCATCGTGTTCTCCTATCGTGAGTGGGGTCAGCCGAGCGGGTCGGCCGTGGAATAGTGCAGGATTACGGGGATGACCGCCGCCTTCAGGCTGGCAGCACCCTCCACGGGCAGGTCAACCGGGCGAGGCGCTTCCGCCTCGACCCAGTCGCAAAGGCCTGCCAGCGTGCGGTCGGCAGCAATCGCTAAGCCGATGCTGGCGCAGAGCATGTCGAAGGTGACGTCACGGGCAGCACCTTGCACAACCGCCTCGATCTCGGCCCGGTGCTGGTAGTGGTAGCGGAGGGGCGACAGCGTCACCTCGGGTTCCCCCGGCTCGCCGTCGCGCAGGATCAGGAGGCCAGCGGTTGGTACGCGCTCCGGCAGCACGTCGCCGCGCAGGGCGGTTGCGGGCAACGCCGAAAGCCGCGCGTACAGCGCGGTGAGGATGGTTTCGCGGAAGGTGGGCATCTTTGATTCCGAAACTCATCATGAGAGAAGTGGCAGCTCGATCAGCACGGTTTAACCATAGTCAATACAGCCAAATGATTAGTGTTCATGCTCGTCAATTCGAACTCTATCTGAACACCATCGAAGCCACCGACTTCATTTGAAGTGCGTTCTCTTGGCGTGTTCAAAACAGGAGAGCCGATACAGGAGCGTCACATTACTCCCGGATAAACGAAGACAGCAGGGTGTAGGGCACCCTGCTGTCAACCGGGCTTACGCCCCTAGTGCAAAAGGAGAGACCAAATGCACGAACCCATTGTCGGCGCCTGCTACCTCATCATCGGGGTGGCAATGTTCCTTCACTATGTCGGTTACTTCTGACCGACCACAACCTCAGCTGGGAAAGGGCACCCTTGCGGTGCCCTTTTTCGTTCATAAGCCTCAGGATCGCAAGCAAAATAGTGAGAACCGACATCTACCTTCCCCTACGCTTGCCTAGCCTTCGACATGAGTTGACATCCTTGGTAACTTAACGCAATGGTGCGCAATCATTGCCAACGAGACCGGTCAGAGTTCACAGAAATGCCACAGATGTTCACCCCGGGCCAAGTACCGGTACCAAGGCGGATGCTCGATGTAGAGGGCATCTCCGCGGCGCTGTACGAAGGCAAGAGCATAGGAACGATACGAAAACTCTTCCGTGACAAGGTGCTACATGTCCATGATCTTGGCGGCAAAACTGGCAGAACGAACCTTACGGAGGAAAACTCTGCTCGGGTGCGAATCGCCCTTTGCGAGTACTTTCGGAAGAGCGGTTGGACCACGGGTGAGGCAGGTAGGGCCATAGCTACGGCGTGCGGGGATGAGGACAAGGTCGTTCAGGCGTTTGTGGACGACGGTCGACCACTCGACGAGATCTACGAAGCTTTGAAGGCAGACATACTCAAGGCCAGGCGATAACCGCCGGAGGCAGTTAGCAATGCCGTTGGCTTTATCTGCCTAGAAGAGCCCAGAGGGTTTGCAAGGCAGGTCAATCAGTTCCAGTTCGCGACGATCAGCCCCGGCACGCCTTCAACCGCCCGTTCAGCATCGCGCGCCAGGTCCAGCCGTTTCGGCAGCTTGACCTGCGGCACCAACAGGAAGATCGGCGCTGTGACGACACCCCTGCCGGTTTTCGACTTTGACGCCACCGCCCGGCCCTTTGTGTTCAACCGTCCCTCGGCCACAAGCAGGCTGGGCCCCCGGCGACGATAGATGAACCGTAGGCGCAAACCGGTCCGGCGTTCCCATTTGCCGGGGGTGATCCGTCCGCCACGCATCGATTTTCCTGCCGCGGGCGTGGGGATGGCCAGCCAGAACCCGTTCTTGGACCGGATCAGCGGGCCGGTGTCATGCGCGCCAATGATCACCGGGGCGTTCGACCAGACCAGCACCGCCGCGTTCAGGCTTTCGCCGGACTTTGGAAAGCTGGCGGAGCGGATTGAGTTTGCCAGGCGAGTGCCCAGCCCCGCGCTGGTGATCTGGGTGCGCCAGGCGGATTTCAGGCCGGTGCCAGCCTCGCGCATGGCAGCGGTGACGGCGCGTTCCCCGGCCGCGACCTCTGCCGCCATCAGTGCGACGATGTCGGGATCGATGGCTAGCTTCAGTTTCACGCTGGCCTCAGATCGACAGTCCAGACCAGCCGCTCGCGATCGCGGACGGGCTCGCCTTGGATGAGGAAAGCGTCCGCGTCGATTTCCAGCCTGTCACCGGGGCGCGGGTTTGGCACCTCGGCCACGCGCAGGTCGACGCGGGTGGTTTCGGACCAGAGCCGGGCGTCGCCGAAGTCGGTGACGGCATCGGCGCGCCGAGCGACGACGCGCACCAAAACTGGTGCGCCGCCATCGGCGATGTAGACCGCGTCCCGCCCCATGTTCGGATCGGCGAAGAGCGCGCCGACGGCGGCGGCGAAGGCGCTCATCAGAACGCGCCGTTCAGTCGCACCCGGCCGATCAGGTCGGTGGCCCCGCCTGCGACGGCCTCAGTCGCCACACCGATCAGCGTGTTCGCGGTCAGGGTCTTGGTCGTCTGCCTGGCGGTGTTGTCCCAATAGATCCTGTCGCCTGGGGCCCAAGCCTGCGAGGCGACCTTCTTCAGATCATAGACGCCGACGAGCGCGGTTTCGACCGCTTCGCTGAGGGCGGCGGTACCAGCGGCGACGCCGAAGACTGAGCCCACGAGAAGGCCATCGCCGGAAGTGACGGCATAGGGCGCAGTCAGGGTGATGGTCTTGCCGGGCTGGACGTAGTTTTTCATCGGGGTGATCCTTTTGGTAAGACGAAGGGCGGCCCGTCAGGACCGCCCGCGTGTCGGGTTTCAACATTTGGCGCAGGTTATGCGCCGGGATTTCTGTAGAGACCGCGCCAGTCGATGGCCTTGGCTCCGAAGTCGAGGCGACACTTGATCTCCACCCCGTCGACGTCGAAGCCGTTGCGGGTCTCGATATAGGCACCCTGCTGACCCTCCAGATAGGCATATTCGATGGTGTCGATCTGGTTGGGGGAAGCCGCCAGATACCAGGCGGTGGCGCTGGCAGCATCGAGCCGGGGCTCGCTGATCGGGCTGAGCGTCCGGATCGACTGCGGCACGACGGTGGCGGGCGTGGCGGGCACGAGGTTCTGCGCCACCAGCTGCTCGGCTTTCAGTTCGAGGGCGGCGGGCACGATCAGGAAGGCGGGGCGGATGTTCAGCACGGTCTTCTTGTCGAAGCCGGTCTGCAGCGCCATCGCCGCCCGGGCTGCCCCCACCGCATCGACGGCCAGCGCCGTGCCGGT